TTGCGCTTACCATTGGTGCCAGCGGCTAATATAAGCACTCCTGCTGACATAACCTTGCCCATTCCGACTGTGTGAATTTCATTTTCCTTTCTCACATTTCTCATAACATCATACAAAGAAAACATATCGTCAGCAGATCCTCCGTATGTTGATACATAGAATTCAATGGGTTTTCGTTTTTCTGGTTTTGAGTTAGCGTAGAGATGTTCTAGATATAGCAAGCCGTGGATAACTTCAGCTACCTTTTCTTCCGTAACATCGCAGAACAATCCAATGGTATTCATTGGTTCCGGCTCTTCTTCCATGAGCACTTCTTCCGCCAAGACGCTAGGATCTAAGATAACTATTTTTTTATCTTGATTCTGGTTTTCTTCTTGGGAGTTTTCAGGCTGCTCTTGTCTGGTCGATTCTTCAATGATTGCCTTAACAACCTTCTTAATGTGTTTGATCATTATATATCCTTTTCTTTGTGAAATCTTTTAATAAACTCAGCCCCTTCAGTGTTGAGAAACACCATCGCAGAGTTCCAATCATGATAACTTACTATGTCGCGATAAAATTTAGGGTGTATTTTAATTATCTCATTAATACACTTATTTTTATATACTTGAATTTCTTTATCAAAATTTATTTGATAAGCTGTTATAACTTGCTCTGACTCTCCTGAATTTACCATTTGTGAAATTTTAAGATTTTTCACATATTGATATTTTTCCAGACCTTTGACAATTGTATACAGAGCTAAGCAGTGAGATAGCTTTAACATGATGAGGCCTAGTCTCGTCTCTCTCATGAAATAAAACGTTTTACATGTTACGTATCCGAAAACAAAAACGAGTAAGTATAGGGCCCACTGGTATTCCAAAATAAATCCTCCAAAAAATTAACCACTAGCAATACTAGTGGTTAATAATATAACAGGCTCGTTATGATATGTCAAATGTTATTTTGTCAATCTTGACAGAATTCTTTCTGCCAACTGATCAACGATTTGGCTCTTTTTGGTTTCAGCTTGAAGTCTAGCAGCAACACGTTTTGCAACTTCGGCTACCAACTCATCGTCTTCCATCAAGGCCTCTTCTTCCTCGGGTGCACCCATTTCAAGTTCATCACCCCCTTCTGGTGCATCGAGTTCTGGTTCTAATTCGGCTTCAGGTTCTTCTTCGTCGCCAAGACCTTCTTCTTCGCCCATAGCTGCGCGGAGTTTATCTGCCAAATCAATGATAGCCTGCGCTTCTTCATCGGAAAGCTCCATGTCGCCATCGACTGGACCTTCTTCCTCGGCATCAAGAGCCATTTCATCTTCGGCTCCCAATTCTTCTTCATCATCCATGGCAAGCTCTTCGTCGCCCATCATCTCATCTTCAGCTGCGTCATCGAGAGCTAATTCCTCTTCTTCTGGCGGTGCTTCTTCGGCGAGAGGATCTTCTTCTTCTTCTTCGTCGCGCATACCCGGGGCATCGCCATATCCCATTTCTTCGAGACGACTTTGTCCCAATACTGGCATTTCAGCCAATTTCATAAAGCGGCGAAGTTCGCCCTCTGTTAATAAAGTTTTACGAGCCATTATAAAAATCTCCTTAGTTTTTTTGA